ATGAAATATGCGTTTTTACCTGTTGCAAATTTAGGCATGTCATCTCCTAAATGGCGGTGTTATCGTGAAAGAAGCACGATCTCTATCTTCCTGACGAGCTCGTTCGAACTCTTCTTCATATACCGATTTCAATAATTGCACACGATCGGGTGCCCTTTTTATCGATATATAATACGCCAGACCTGCTGCTAAACATGGGTAAAAACGAAAAGGTATCTCTAGGGTATTGGTGTAGTCATCCGCGTCATCCATGCGCGTTAATACGTCAAAATGCAAAACATCTGTGCTGTTTTCCGGGGCAGGAAATATCTTCAAGGTAGGACTAATTGTCCTGTCTAAAAAAAACTGCGTGGGTCTGCCCACGCTAGTCTTAGTCGGTACCGACAAATATTCATCTCTACTAATACGATCCATAGAGAAATCAGTACCGTCCCTGCGCACTACCATGGATAAAATATCTATGACGTCTGTTCCCAAGGTGTAATCAATGTCGTTCGCAGTCAAAGCTTGCGTCTGCTGCGCAATAGTCCATTGATTAAGGCCTCTGTTAGCCCATTCAGCTAACATGAGGTTTAGGGAGCGTTTTGCCGTTTTGAGGTCGTATCCTGTCTTGACCTCAAGACCACACCTTTCAAAAGCTTCTTCTATGTAGTCTGCGACATCTAGCTCAAAGTTTGTGCTAGATGATGTCGCCATTACGCCATCTTAGTTACTTTGTAACCCATTTCTTTAGCTTGTGCGCGTAACTGTGCAACAGTCATTTTCCCTGATTTCGCTTTTTTGACTGTGCCTCCCTTTTTCATACCTTTGGCTTTTTTGACTGTACCGCCACCTGCCATACCCATAGGCTTCTTGGTCATACCACCTTTACGCATTTTCTTGATAGTGCTTTTATTTCCCGGCATTTTTGAGTCTCCGATAGTAATTAGTTCGTTTCTCGTATAAATTATCAAATACGTCATTATCGACGTATCCTTGATAATATCCTAGTTTAGCCAATTTTTCAGCGGCTTCGTGCAATTTTGACAGCCTTTGAACAAATATTAAAGCATAATTTACGTCTGTTTCTTGCTCAAAAACGCTTTCGTCATTTCCGTCATCATAATCGTCTTCAGGATGAAACCCCATCAGCCAGATATCTTTTGTATCATAATCGCCGTCAGCTACCTTATCATTGTGTAAATCTAGATAATCATGAAAGTTACTAGAGCTGGTGTAATTAAGATCAATCAAGATATGAAGCTCGAACCTGTCGTCGAAATTATTGATGGAATCCTGTAAAGCTGTTGGCTTTTCAATAAAAGTGAAGCGTATTTTGTTGTCTTGCCACGCTTTTTTTGCATAAGGACAAGAAGGTAAGTCATTGAAGAAGTCGCTAGGATGCTCTAATGTCTGCGTCCACGCATCGACTTCATCGATTATTTGTTGGCGAATACTGTACTCTTTTAGATCTACAACGCTCATGTGTATCGTGTTTTTTTACGCCGGTTAGACATTACCGCACCGCAACCTCGGTGGGTTTTTCGCACTTCACCGCCTTTGCCTAACTTCACCGTTGCTTTTGGTGTGTTTTTTACTACCGTTTTCCCCTTAGACTGTTGAGTCTTTTTCTTACGTGCTGTAGCAGCACGCTCACTCTTACTGAGACTTCTAGCTTTAGCCTCTGGTAAGCATCTATCAGGGCGCTTTTTGTTTTTTGAAGTGCCGCACGGGCCTTTGATACTACCATCTGTACCTATCCTCACCCATTTTTGGTCGAGCCAATCTTTTAACTCGCCCATTGTTATTTGCCTTTACGTTTTCCACCCTTAGCTTTTTTTGCATAATTAGGGTCTTTACAATATTTCGAGGCCGCTAGATTAGCATAAGCTGACGGGTAGGTATCGAATGTACGTTTTGCCCAAGCTTTTCCTTCTGGGCAAATCTTGCTTCCTTTACTTTTTGCGGAAACTTTACCGCCTTTACGGTAATAGGTTAAGCCACGCTTCATTTGTCACCATGCTTTGCAAGACCAATATCTTGCTGTGAATTTATCTTTCGCCGTATCGCATTTGTGTCTGGCACGGAAATTTTTCCTGCGCCCGGGCTGATCTTTTTTAATGCTCATATTCGGGTCGCCGTATCGGATTAGTTTTACTTCATCACCCTTCTTTGCAAGCACCGCGCTTTTTTTGCTTTTTCCCGGCGTTCTTTTCGGTTTGTTATAACCCGCAAAAGTTTCCCCTCGGTACGATAATCTGCCAGATGGAAGTCTTTTTACGTTTTTTGTTGTCGCCACTACGTATACCTCATGCTAGTTCAAAAAATTTAGTCACGAAAGGTCTGAGAGCCATCGGACCTCTCGTGACATAATCTTATACTAAACTAGTACACAGAATACTCAATCTCCAATGTAGCTCGGAAAGCTGTAAGCGCCGTGTCACACGCATCACCTGCGCACATATAAAGATTGTTGCTAGCGATCGGTGCGCTAATGTTTGGCTCGAATACGTGGAAATTTCCGGCTGTATCGTCCAAATTGATGTCAACCTCTGTCACAGAGTCTGTTGCCGAGATGCGCGGATTAAACGATGCTACACCCGCTCCAACAATCTCTGTACCAGAAGAAATCGCAGTGTTTGTAGCTGTTCCAGAAGTCGCACTCAACTGTAAGTTAGCCAGTGAATTTGCATCCGATGCCGCCGCGGTTGTGATACCAAGCACAACCTTGTGAATAAAAAATTTAGTTGCGGTTACTAAAGCGTCTGGATGATCCGAATTGAGAGCACCAAGCTCAACAAGTACATCATTGTTCGCATAAGTTACAGACGCAGCGTTTGTGTCAGCAAGACTAACAGCAAAAGTTTGTATTTTGCGTGTGCCGATTGAAATCAACTGACCCGTTGAGTTGACTGAAAAACCAGTCTGAGTGATCGCCCCTGTAGAGGCATTTTTATTGATTACGTTGAATCCACCCTCTGAACGGACTGGACCCGAAAAAGTAGAATTAGCCATGTTATTCTCCTGTCGTGGCAAATGTCGACCACACCATGCGGTCGTCAGGTGCCTACATTATAGCTCACTTTGACCTAGATATAAGTCCTATTTTTCAAATTTAGCAGGTAAGCAAGCCGCACCGTAATCTAAGATGAGACCTGCACTTTTCATGTCCTCCAACTTGTTGGCGATAATAGCCATCTCAGGACATTTCTCTTGGATTGTCGTCTTATGGTCTATCTCGCCACTCAAGTTAAGTATTACTACTACTATAATTGCAATCTTCACTTAACGACCTCTGCAATTTTAAGTTTATCTTCACTTGCCATCTCTGTAAGTCCTATTTTTCATTGGGTGAGTCTCATCCGTTGGACCATAGTCCGAATCAGGATGATAAGCAACTACCACCATCTCTTCGTAAGTGGTTACAAAACGATGGGCTTCGTTGGGTTCAATTATAAAAGCATCCCCCACATTTAACTCAACTTCTTGTCCGCCGAACTCAGCGTATCCAGTGCCCCTAACAACAGTCCCAAGACGAACTGTGGGATGTGTATGCATTGTTTGAGCTGTTTCTTTGGGAAAATGTAAAGAGTTTAGGCATGGGTCGCCTTTTCTTGGTGGACTGACTAATAACGAATCAGTGCAACCATCAATGTACTGAACCCTACCAACCTTCTCTACAAGTCCCGAAACAGTCTGACCAATAAAACCATGCTTTACAAACAACACCATGTCGCCTGATATGTATGGCTTAATTGGCTCACAGAAAAACTGTTTAGCACCAAAGTCATATCCGTATGCAGTAGCCATATCTGGCACTTCATACCTGTTATCCTTTATAACAACAAGCTCTGAACAATAAACGTCATTCTCTGGCTTGTATGTGCCAGTTGTATTCTGAACAATCATATGTTGATAATTTCGGCTTTAAGTTTTTGTGTGCCGTTCTCATCAACTTTATTATGTGTTCTTAAAATAAACTCATGCCATATTCTGTTAAAACTAGAGTCTATACCAGTACAAACATAACCACCTGAATGATAAATACTTTTCAAAGACGGGACTTTTGTTTTATTTTGGCAGTAATCCCTATCACCAGTAAAATCCAAAATGTAACCTCTGATGTCTTGTTTATACTTCGTAGGAGAAAAATCAGGTATTTTTTCCGTCATTGAAGTCTGCATTGACCACCTTTGAAATTCGGTAGTATCAAAAAAATGAATATATTTGTTAAAATCTATCGCCATATTCTTATAGATTCTCAACTGTACCCACTGATACTTCAAGGTAAAATTAACCCACCAAAGTAAATCAGCGTTAGTTAAAACTGGCATAGGACACACAGCACACAAAGCATTTAATCCGCTATATTTTTCCCAGTCAACTGGTTGTGAAGCATGGTCTAAGTCATTAAGTATTAAAGAAGAACCAAACAACTGGTCTCCGATTTCACCTGTTACAATAATAAAATTATCATCATTGTTTACCATGAATTTACTATATGAAGACCCATCCATTTCGCCTTCATATTTTCTGTAATTGGTTATGTAATTTTCAAAAAAATTAGGATTTTCATTTATAGAATTCTGAGTCAATAGAACTTCTATTTCAGGGCTATTCTCAGTTTTATTCTTATATAAAGAACATAAAACTAAAGTACTATCCAAGCCACCTGAATACATTACTTTTATTTTTTTACCTTGACTTAGAATATCTGTAGCTTTCGCATCCACTAAATTACAAAAAGTATCTGTGGAAGCAACATCTGGTATAGGCGTAATTATATCTCTGTCATTAGCTAAAATGCCTGTTCTATCAGAAATAGGTGTATCAAAAAATTTTTCCCAAACACGTAAAGGGTCAGTTTCTAGTCTACTTTTGTAATACATAAAAACTCCTTAGCTTGGCGTGTGAACAAAATCAATAGTTAAATTTGTTATATTGAACGTATCTCCTTCAACACCATCATCGTAATTCAATTTAACATCATATGTTTCGGTTATTTCTGTAGTGCCTAAATCTATTTTATTAGCAGGAGGATTATCTTGAGTCGCTCCATCAGCATCACCTAGAAATACGTCAAATGCACCACCACCTGATACTAAAAAAGAAGAGCCAGATGCGTTATAAATAAGAATGCTATTCACGGTAGGAGTAGCATTCGGTACAGTGGCGTTTGTTCCTGCCCTGACAAGAAAGACCTGCAACTTAGGTTGATTAGATACACTGCCAGATATTGTGCCTTGTAATCGTATGCTTTTTGGCACTCCCGCAGAAACATTACTAAAAAGTGTAATAAGTTGTTGTGCGTCATCTGGAAAGTTTCCAGAATCAGGCAACCTAGTATCCGTAAACTGCAAAGACTCATCGGACGCTGCAGCAACTATTGGCTGTCTCAAGCCAGATAAAGATGTTCCAAGATTGATCTGCATGATCGCTCCTAGAACAGTGCTACTGCATTAGTCGCGCTAGATCCGCTTTGTACCACCTTGATTATTTGTATCGGGAGCACACTTCCGGCAACTATTCCGGTGAAAGTGGTATTTCCGCTATCTCCGGCCATTTGAACTACTAAATTACCTGCTCCACCTACAAAAATAGCTCGCGTCGGGTATGTAAAAGTCTGATCTCCACTGCTGTAATCAATTGCGGTGCCGCTCGAAGCCGGCGCTGTGGATACTCTGAAATGCTTGTCTTCTAAATTGGTTAACGCCATTTGTGATCTCCAAATAAAAAGGGGCGGACAAGCCGCCCCTCAATGCTTTTATGCAGCACCCGGGCTACCAAACACACAACGCCAATCTGACACGCCGAAGCTATAACGCTCGCGAGCCTTGAAACGCATATTTCCAGTGTCAAAATCACCTTCCATTGCAGTCTTGATTGGAGCTCGGTTGAAGTATTTGAAACCGTTAGGAGCATCGGTCTTGATGAAAAACGCATCCGTGTCAGTTAAGTAGTGGTTGACTACCGCACCTTCAGGTAAAAGACCCATAGTCTTGATTGCGTTTAGATCGTTGTCCGCTGTTCCGCTTCGTAGGTTGCTGTTGATCACGCGCTCTGCGACAAATTGAAGCTCTTTAGGAATAATTAACTTCATGCCGCGTACTGCGATCTTCAAACCACGCTCATCAGTGAAAGCCGCAATATCAATCAAAGCTTGCTCAAGAGAAGTCTCGTTAAGGTCCGCTGCAACAGATAACTCGTTTCGCTGACTACCAGAAAGCGATGGGTGGTCTGTTGCACAAAGCTCTTTACCGTCACCTAAAGGATTATTGGTGCCGTCAAAAGCGTTGTTCAATATTGACGCTGCTTTGATTTGCTTGGTTGTTGACATTGAACGTGCCAATGCCTTGGTGTAACGCGATGCTAGACGATCATAAAGATTATCTTCAATAGCTTCCTCAGTAATTGAGAATGCTAATGCAATAGTCTCATGTGTGTATCGTGCAGTAAACGTCTCTTGCGCCTGATCAAACGAGATGCCGGAGCCTTCTTGTTTGGTAGGTGCATTGCCGAAACCTGCAAGCATCACTTCTTCTTCAAATGCACGATCAGAAGATTCTTCTTCATAAATCTCTGCGTGCTCGTTTTCATAGCGATCGTACTCTAGACCAAAAAGGGCATTTAACCCCGGCTCTAGTTCTTTCGCTAATTGCGCTCTAGAAATTGCCATCAGTCATTCTCCCTTATGCTAGACCTGCAGCTTTCACACCATATACATGGTTCTGAATTGTGCAGAGTACGTTGACGTTTGCAGCAGTGATATCGCTATTGCTTGGATCTTCTGAAATATCAAAAACTTTTACAGGATGATCCGAGTCAGTCGCGCCACTAGTGACATTTATAACTGCCTTTGACTGTCCAGTGTTATCGTCACCAGCAGTCATGGTTAAATCGAAGTTGCCGAACAAATCCGCTACCGGTACAGCAGCGTCTGCTTGAGCTTCAAAAACGACCAATGGATTGTCGATTACAAATGCAATAATGTCGGTCTCTGAACCAGCCGGATAAAACTGACTGAATACAGTTTCTCCATCTGCATTAGTAAAAGTACATCCGTTGAATACACCAACGAGTGGTACAGTGTCGCCATTAGCATGTCGCTCAATAGTTCCACCAGTTACTTGTTTTACCAAATCACCTGTGTGGATTTTAGTGCCATACGCCGCGGCAATACGATATCGACTTTGTCCGCCGGGAAATGGTGCTCCGCCAATCATTTTAACTGCGCGAAGACCAAAAGGGGCATCTTGGTTTGCCATATCTTATCTCCAAAAATTAAGTTAATAAGGACCTATTTCTTGGGTCCTCCGAAAGTCACTCTCGATTGGCGATCAGGGTTACTGATTTGCATTGTCGAGTGTGAGTTTTCTCGCATCATGTCGCTATCAACGGCTTCCATTTGATCAGAGCTTTTCGAATTGAAATACTCTGTTCTTTCGGCAACTGTCTCTACCGGTATCCGTGCGAGTATTAATCCGCCTACTCCAAACACACCTTCATATTTACCTGAATCAATTACGGGTGCCTCAAACTCTGGATACTCATCTCGTCTTACCAACTCGTAGCCTTCTCGAAGCTTAGAGCTAATATTTTTGCGATCATCGAAGCCTCTGACTTCTACGCGTATCCAGCGATGCTTGAACCCGTCGGGGGCAGGTGGTGCGTCTAACATTGACGGTGGAGACCACGGCTTACGCTGTGCCGTTTTCTCTCGGGTTTTTTCGGCGCGAGGCTTTCGATTAGACGAAGCTGCCTTAGTTTTAGTGTCTTCAGTCATAATCTACTCCTTCACGTATTTTGCGTATTCTTCAAGTGGCACTCCTAATTTCTTCGCTATTGCGACTTGGCTCGAGGAGAGACGAACCTTCCTGTTTCCAGTTGGGC